ATTCAAGAGTACATTAAGTGTAAGCTTGATATTAACTATTTTGCTGAAAAATATTGTAGGATTAAAACAGAAGATGGTTCTGTTCAAAACATAAAATTGAGGGATTACCAAAGGAAAATTTTGGATCTTTACACAAAAAATAGATTTAGTATTCTTTGTGGTTCAAGACAAATTGGTAAAACTGTGAATGCTGCCATTGCAATGCTTCACTTTATTACCTTCAATAATGATAAAAACATTATGATTGTAGCAAACATCAGAAGTACTACAATAGAAATCATTGATAAAATCAAGAATATTTATATTCAACTACCATTTTTCTTGAAGGTTGGTATAAAAAACTGGAATCAACAATCTATAACATTTGAGAATGGATGTAGGATTAAATCATCTGCTAGAAGTAAGACACCAGCTATTGGTTATACAATTGACTTTTTATATTTGGATGAGTTCGCTCACATCCCATCTAATATCATTGAACCTTATTATACTGCTGCTTTTCCAACAGTTTCGGCTATTGAGAACTCTAAGATTGTAATTACATCTACCCCAAATGGTATGAATTTATTTTATAGACTATTGAGTGATTCAGAAAGGCCTGATGGGGATCCTTTAAAGAATAACTATAAGGCAATGAGAGTTTATTGGTATCAAGTTGCTGGTAGATTTGTCACTTATTTTAAATTGAACAACCATAAGTTATATGAACATGGTTTAACTAAAGAATATGTTTTAGAAAAGGCTCAAGAAGAATTTGGTGAGATAACGAGAGTAGAGATGAAATATCATTCAGATTCTACTAAAGATGTTATTTATATTTATAATAACGATTTTTGTAGTGATCAGATGGCCAAATCTTTTAATTTTCTTAATAATGATGGAAAGGAGATTTCAATTTATAATATTTCTGATGTGACAACTTGGAAGGAAGAGGCTATTAAGGATATTGGTGGTGAAGATGCTTTTAATCAAGAGTATGGTTTGAGGTTTGTAAACGCAACGAGGTCTTTGTTGAGTGAGCATGTGATTGAGGGTTTGTTAAATAGTAAGAAAAATTACTCTTATGAGAAAATTGATGAGTTTGATAATAAATTAAAATTTTCTTATGATGAATTGGTTTGGGTAAATGACCCATCTGTATTTACTCCAATAGAAAGAAAATCAATAAGAGGTGTAATTTCTGTGGATATATCAGAGGGATTGGGTCAAGATTACTCTGTAATAAACATTTTTAAGATATCTCCAAAATCAGACCAAATAATTGAAAATCAAAATAGCTATTACACAAATTTAAGTGATTTCTTTTGTTTGGAACAGATTGGTATTTATAGGTCCAACCATGTTTCTGTTAGGCAATTGACTGAGTTATTTTATGTTTTACTATTTGATTATTTTGACTATGAGAACTTTAAGGTAGTTTTAGAACTTAATAATTATGGTAATGAGTTCCTAGCCCATTTACCAGGACTTTTTAATGGTAATAATAATTATGGATCAACTGTCTTTTTCAGATATAAACACAGAGTTGATTCAACCGAAGAAAAGGTTGGTATAAAAATAGGTGATAATAAGAATATGTTGGTAAAAGATTACCAGGATAATATGGACAAGAAGAATTTTATAATAACAAATGAGGATAATATTAGAGAAATAACCACATTTGTTAAACACATAACAAGTTCGGGCAACATAAGGTATGCTGCTGATATGGGACACGATGATACAGTAATGACTCTTGTTAACTTATCGAGTGTTTTCTCTAAGTATGAGTTTAGAGAAATCGTTGAAGATTACGCTTCTAAAATAGTTGACCCTATCAAATTATCCCAATATAGAAATATGTTGGGAAAGGTTGAATATGTAGAGGGGGTTGACTATCAGGCTTTACTGAATGTCAATAGGAGGAGAAGAATGTATAACGATATGATAACGAGGTCAACAAAAAACTTATGGTAATTTTTTGATAAGATCTTCGATTTTTCTATCTTTTTTACTTGGTGTGAAGATAGAAAACCAATTATTTTTCTTCAAACCCTTTTGGGTTTTCTTGGTTTCATTTAATAGTTGATCGAGAATTTCTAAATTTTTCATATTTTTAAGCGATTTCCATTGTTACAGTTAAACCATTTGATTTTAATTTTTCATACATTTTTTGTATCGTTTCATGATCTCCACGCTTCACATCACATTTCCCTCTGAAATGTACTATATGGGCGCATTGTGAAGCTTGCTGAGGTTCGTGTCCACAATATTTCATTAGGCAGTTTATCACATGGTCAAAAGAATTATAATCATCATTGTGTAGGATTAGAATATATGGTTTACTTAGAATTTCTTCTACTTGTACACTGGTTTGTTCTCTAGTTATTGTTGACATATCTTATATATATTTATTTTTTGGTGGGGGATAATTCTATACAAATATATAAAAAAAAATTCAAAAAAAGTAAAATATATGAAAAATTTTTTAATAATAATTTTATGTATAACTATTTTGGGTGGTTTGGGTTTTCTTGGATATCAAATTTATAAAAACTTACCTGAAACTTCCAAATTGGAAAAAGATAATTTGCGTCTAAAAAGTGATATAGATAGAATAGAAGCTGAAAGAGATTCTTTGAAACCACTGATAGAAAAGATTAAATTACAAACAGATAGTTTGATTGGTGTAGATTCTATATACAGAAAAGAAATTATGAATTTAAAGATTAAAAATTCACAGCTAGAAGTTAGATTAACAAAATCTTTAGATAGCGTTAATAAATACAAGTTTATTTGGAAAAATAATGTGGGTAAATACAAAAATTTAAAAAAGAATCAAAAAAAACCATCTAATCAACAAACATTAGATTTCTTTAAAAACTATTAATTTTTATGAAAAAAATATTATTATCACTTATTTTGACTTTAATGTCTATAAATCTTTTTTCACAGAACTTACCACAATATTATATCGTTGGTAAAGATACTCTTGGTATCACTTTACCAATTGAAAAAGTAAAAAAAATCAAAAATGATTTGGAATTAAAGTTGATTCTTGAGAGTATGATGATTTCCTGTGACTCTACAATAAATAAATTTATTGTAGTTGTTGATGATTATGAAAGAAAAGTAATTTCTTTAAAAGCTACCATAACTAAATTAGATTCATCTGATGTGAATAAACAAAGGATTATTAATAGTCTTAAAAAAAGTTTAGAATTAGAAGAAAGAAACAGAAAATTATGTGAAAAATCATCTTTGAAAAAAGACACGGTTATCACAAATTCTGATAAAATAATAAAAAATGTTAAAACTGAAAGGAATTGGGCGTATGTAGGTACAGCTACTTTCCTAATTACAACTATTTTATTATTACTATTTCATTGAAAAATGATTTTTGGATTATAATATATAAATTAATATTTTAAAAAATTACTAAGATAAGATGAATCACATCAGAAAATTTCAATCCTTTAGAAAAGGTAAAAGAAGAGAAGAAATCATTAAGGAAGCTGTTTTCCAAGTAAATGATATTTATAAGGTTAAAACCACTATTGACATTCCACAGTCTTTGATTAACGCTTATGTTAAGAAAGTAAAGGATAATACTGGTAAAAATCTTAGACAGTTCTTTGGTGATATGGATATTGCTGAGGAAATAGTGAAATTTGTAGCACAATCTGGATTAGATGCTGATAAACTCTCAGCAACTGCTTTAGTTGGTGGCGCGCAAGGACAGGCACAAGGTCAAGGACAGGCTCAGCCACAAGCTCAGACTCAACCACAAGCTCAGGGACAAGGTCAGGTACAAGTTCAAACACAAGGCCAAGGTCAGGATGACTTCGAAGAAGTACAAGGTCAAGGCCAAGGACAGGCTCAGGGTCAAGGACAGACACAAGGCCAAGGTCAGGATGACTTCGAAGAAGTACAAGGTCAAGGCCAAGGACAGGCACAAGGCCAAGGACAGGCACAAGGCCAAGGACAGGCACAAGGCCAAGGACAGGCACAAGGCCAAGGACAGGCTCAAGGTCAAGGACAGGCTCAAGGTCAAGCTGAGGAAGAAGAAGAGGATGAAGAAGAATTACCTGATTAATATTAAAAAACTTTTTAAAAACACCGAGTAATCGGTGTTTTTTTTTATTCATTATAATATATAGTATATGCAATATTTAAGGCTTTTTGAAAATTTTCAAGATGACATTTTAATAGTAGTTGACGTTCAAAAATCATTCAGAAAATTTTTCACTGAAATGTATCTGAATGAATTAAAAAAATATTGTCAAAACTTTTCAAAAGTATATCAAATCTGGGATAACCATGTCGATGGTAAGAATGTTGATAAAGATTATTTATTTGATGAAACCCCAGATATACCTGTACATAGTGATCTTTATAACTTCCCAAATCAAAAGGACATTATAGAAAAAAGGTATAACTATGATGTGGATGTTGATTTCTACAAAAAGATTTTGGATAAAGAAACTTATGACCTATTAAAATCTAAAGAGGATTCCGATGATTTAAAAAAAGGAGATTTATTCAAGACAAAAGAAGGTACCGCTATAGTCTACATCGGTAATAATCATAAATGGTTTCAGATACCTAAAAAATTGTTTAACTTATTTGAAGAGTTAAGTGGTAAGAATGTTACTATAGTTGGTGGCGCTGATTCGGAGTGTTTATCCGATGTGTTTATTTCTGCCGAGTCTATGGGTATAAATATTAAAAGAAACTGGAAATTTATTTATACGGCCACTAGTTGTCCGATTTAAGCGGACCTACCGATTTGTGCTACGATATCGTAATCGGCGATTGTTAAGTTAATAAACATCATATCTTGGAATCTCTCTGGGTCTTGTACGAATACAATTTGTAGATTATAAGAAGAACCTAACATTTCTGGTATATAAGTTTCTATTTGTTCTTGTATTTTACCTTTAACATAATCTTCTGAAACTCTAAATTCAAATAGAATTTCTTCAAGATTTGCACCAAAATCGGGATCTCCTAATACTTCACCTTTATTGGTGAATATAACCATTTGGTATTTTTGTACAATAACTCTAATAAGTTCATCCTCAATTAATTCTGTTGAGTCATACTTTGGTTGACCTTGGTATAAAATATAGAAGTCGGTAAAATCAAATGCCATAAATTATATATTAAAATAGGTCTCTTATTTTACCCAATACTGTCATTCCCAAAATTATTGGATCTGTATTGGTTTCTAAAAGGTGGGTATTTTCGGAAATTATGTAATTTACTTGAAATAATTTTTCAATATTTGTTCTCTTTTCACTTAGTGAGTATTCTATAAAGGGTCTACCAAATAAATTTAATAGTTCATCTATTTTTTCTGGTCCAAAATTAGTCATGAGAAAATGATAAATATCCTCATAAGTTTTTGATTTATCATAAATCAGTGAATATGTATCATTTTTTAGTTTAATATTTGTGGTTGATGATGAAATTAAAGAACCAGTTAGTCTATAACTATCTAACTCAATTAGTATTGATCTAAAATCTGGAAATTTTTTATTAATTATTTTTACAAGTTCTTCCTTACTAACTTCAAATCCTTCCTTTGGACAAATTTGATTTTGTATTTTCTTATAGATTTCTTGTTTTAAATATTTTTCCTCTTCTACTGATTGACAATCAAAATTTACTTCTATGAGTCTAGATCTGATTCCAGCTGAGACTTTATTAATATGATTGGTGGTAAAGATAAATCTAACATTTTTTCTTGAGAACTCTTCAATATAAGCTTTTAGAGCATCTTGATATTGAATTGATGTTCTTTCAAACTCATCTAAGAAAACATATTTAGTCTCATCTCTATCAATATCTTTTTCTAAGTCAAATCCCATGTAAACTTTAGAACAGAAATCATCAATCTTACTTCTTAGTGTATCAATTGATGTATAAAATGAACTGTTTATTTCTAAGAGTGGTTTATCCTTTGTGTATTTACCAATTAGGATTCTAGATAGTGTGGTCTTACCAGTACCAAAGTGTCCATGTAGAATAACATTGTTATTTAAACCATTTTCAAATATTTTCCTAATTCTGGGTAATAGAATTATATCTTCTAAATTTTTTGGTCTCCATCTCTCAGATAATAGTAAATTTTTCATAAGTCATGTTTATAAAAAAGTAATCAACCAAAGTTTTTAAGAACCATTATTATATTAATATATACCTTCATGATTGGAGAAAGATTTAATTTTGAAGATGTATTTTTTAGAGATTTAACTGTTTGTGTACTGGATACTCTTGAGGGAGAAATTAGGTGGGTTAATAAGTTTAGTTCCGGTGATAGAGTTGTCAATGTTCCATTTTATTATTCTATGACTGGTGATGAGAGATTTTTATTAGATTCTTTTACTGATGACGTTGTTTCTAATAGTAGATATGTAGATTTAAACACTGATATTATACCAAGGGGTCATTTAACTTTGACTAGTTATGAAATTAAGGGAGATGAATTTGCTAACCCAAATGTTTGGTTGAAAATGGTTGTTGAAAATAATGATGAGATAAGAAAAATTTTAACTAAAGTTAGAGCTATACCTATTACTGCAAAGTATGATTTAGTGATACATTTATCAAGTGAAATCGATACTTTCAAATGTAGTCAAGCAATAATGGACACTTTGTGGCTTTATAGATTTATGTATTTTGAACATAACTTTCTGAACATAGATGCTGTAATGCAAATACCAGACTCTAATAACATTGAAATTAATAGAGAAAAAAACTTGACATCGGATAACACTATAAAATTAACTGTATCATTTGATGTTCAAACATATTATCCAGCATTCAGAAAACCAAAATTACCAGATATTTTACCATATACTGTAGTCTCATCTGATTATTCAAGCCAAAGTTTAGGTGTCAAGATAGATTTAAAGAATTCGACAAATGAAATAATTTTCTCAGAATCTCATTTTATAACAACTTCTTCAGATGGTAGTATGGTAATTCCAATAGGTGCTGGTGGGAATATCAAAGGAAAATATTTAGGATTGGATTTAAAAAGTAGTGAATTAAAAATTGATGTATATGTTGATCCAAATAGAGAAGATAATTATGAAAAAATTATCTCTGAGGATAATTTATTAGTAACTTCTTCTGGTGATGATCTGAATAGAATTTCATCTAATGCTTATTCAGTGCCAGATTCTGGTGGTGATTTTAGAGATATTATCATATATCCCAAGAAAACAAGATGGTATAACAATATGGTTGAATTGAAAAATAGTGGTAAAACTACAACAAAAACTCCATATAGTAGTCAGGACTTGAATAATCAAAAAAAGATATAGATTAAAAGATTTATATATACTTTAATGAATATTAGAAAATGAAAAAATGTGGTTTTTGAAACTAATATATAATAAATAAAACTAAAAAATAATAATTGTTATTATGAAGAATCTCAAATTAGAGTTATTCAACTTTAGAAAAAACCTATCAGTTGAAGATGTTCAAGTTTCATCTATCTTAGAAGGTCACGTAAATGCTTGCAATAACCTTTCAGAAAAACAAGTTATATTGTCTTTAAATGAACAATTGAAGCAATATACTTTCGATAAATCAGTAAAAACTTTGCTTGAGTCATTGAATGATGATGTTAAGGAGTATCAACTTTTATATGAATTAAAGCATTTATATAATGTTTTGGATAGTAAAAATCAAGGTGAATTATACAGACAACCTATCAATGTACTTTTACAAACAATTAATTTAGATACAGATCAAGACAGAATGTCTAAGATTTTGAATGAATTAGCTGTTTATGACTGGGTTCCTGAAATCAAATTATTTGTTCACAACTTGGTTAAATCACCTGAGAAAAAGACTAATTTATTGTCTGGTGGTAAGGGTGAGTCTATCTATACTATTGTTGAGCAAGTTGAAGATGGATATATTTGTTTAGTTAGAGATTCTTGGTTTATTTTAACTGAAAATAATATTGAAAAAACTTTATTAGAAAACCATGTTTCTGATCAAGAAAAATTAAGATCTTTAAGAAATCTTGAAATCGGTATGAGATTTGCATCTCTTACAGATGACAGAATAAACTTCAGAGTTTCTGAGAATTTGACTATTGGTCTTTCTACTAATAAGAAAGGTATTATTTACATCAATGATGACGCTATGAACAAAGAAACTACACTAGAAAGTTTATTTGCTTCCCCAATCATTCCTATCGTAAATAAGAATTTTTATCCAATTTTACTTGAGACTTCACATAATTTAAATAAATTTGTTGAAATGGATGTAGTTAAGAGAGTTTCTAACTTGATTAATCCACATTTAGAAGTTTTTGCATTCAACTATAAAAATGCAATCTATTTATATAGATGTGATGAAAGATATGGCCATTCGTTCTTTAAATATGAATCAGCTCTTGAGTTAGTAAATGAAGTAAGAAATGAATTGAATTATGACTTAACATATTTCTATGAGAATAATCTAAGTAAAGAATTAATCACTAAGAGAAAATTAGAAGATAAAGAAAGAGAAATCACATTGAAATTGGAAGACGTTGAATTAAACATTGGTAAAATTGAAGGATCTATTCAAATGATTGGTGAGTCAAACTCTTTATCAATTGCCCTTGGTAATTTGAAAAAGAGAAGAGATGCTTTAGAAGAGGAAATCTTAGCTATTAGAGAGTTACAATATAAAGAAAGAGAAAGAGAAAGAATTTAATATGATAAAAACCTCCAGAAATGGAGGTTTTTTTTTCTTTACACCAAACCTTTCATGATGTTCATATATAACATGAAAGGTTTTAAATCCATTTGTGGATTAAAAAATAATTCTACGGCTATTTACTTACATAATAAAGACCTTTATATAGAGATTATTGTCTCCAAGGCTCAAGGGAAATTAACAAAAAACTGCAAATTGATGTTGGAAGTTCTTGCTAAAAGAACTATCAAAAAAATGAGATACTACAATAATGACGATAGAATGGATTGTTATCAATCTGGGTTATTAGATATGTTCTCAAACTGGCATAACTTCAATGAAGAAAAGTCTGATAATGCTTTTGCTTACTTCACTGAGATCTTCAAGAGAGGTCTAGCAAAAGGATTTAATGAACTCTATAAGAAGAAAGGTGATAGTGACCACCAGATTAGATTGATCTCAATAGAGTCATCTAATGATGGAATGGGGTTACATTCCATTTAATGAGTGTGGGCCCTGTTGGATTCGAACCAACTACCTACGGTTTATGAGACCGTTGCTCTAGACCGATTGAGCTAAGAGCCCGAATTAGACAGTGTATCTGTCCAAATGAGAATACAAATATATTAGAATTTTTTGATATTGTTCTAATATTTTTGAAAAAAACTTTAGGTAATTTTTATCATAAACTTCATATGTCTACAATATTTTATTTACTTTCAATACTTTTCATTTGGGTAGAGATTTTCCAAATGAGGAATAGAATGAGAATTGATTATATTGAAGTTCAGTCATTAAATCCAAAGAGATGGATCTTCTTTTACATCTCTAAGATTGCTTATTACTTTTGGATCGTTTTAGGTCTTTTTACTGATAATCCTCATTTATTTTCGATATTGATTATCTTAGGATTATTAAAGTTCTTCATTGTTAAGACCAAAAAAGATTTTTGGATAAACCTATATGATTTAATATCTTGTGTATTGAGTATAATAATTCTCCTAGGGTTTACGTTTTTAGGTGTTGTTCTGTTATTATAATAAATTCAAATCCTTTTCTTTCACAATATTCAATCATAGCTTTCCACTTACTTAAATTTTTATTATACATTTTAAGTGCGTATTCAAAGTTTTTAAGTTGTTTTGATGTTGGTTTATCTTGTAGTTTTGGTTGAATTGTTTCTGAATGTGGTTTAACCTCAGCTACCACTCTTGAAATTGAACCATCTGATCTTCTGAGTTCGTAATAAAAATCTGGATAATAATTATGTTCTGATGTTTTAAATTCTTGTTTTTCTGATACCCATTCTGTTTTTGAATAAGGTACTCTAAGATGTTCAGCTCCCCAGTTTATTATATTCTCATTCATATCCAAATAAATCATCATCTTCTGTTCTAACCCAGATCTATAATAAAGACCACCTTGTGAATTGAGTTTTACAACTTTATCTTTATTATTAGGGGTGTATAGGCCTTGTTTATATTTGTTTGATTGTCTTGGAGCACTATTAATCATATAGATTTTTGGATTTTTAATATATATTCTAAACTTCTTATCTTATGGGTGAATTATTAGAAAGGGTTAAGTTAAGTAATTTGGTTAATGGTGATGGAATTGCAGATGCTTATAAAAAAAATTCTTTATATTTCTACAATAAATATCAAAAATCAGATTTAGAGGTTCAGGCAATTCCTTTGTCTAAAATACAAGCTGGTAGGTTTTATTTTTTTCATTATCTGGATGATTCTAATTGGATGAAATATTCTCCGGTCTTTGTTATTAGTGTTAAGAAATTTGAGAATCTTCAAATAGTAATGGCTATAAATTTCAATTTTGTTCCATTGGAAGTAAGGACCAGTGTCTTTGATAATATAATTATTGAACAAAATTTTGAAAAGGATATACCACTTAAAGTTGATTTTAATGGTGTTTATCAGAGGTTGAGGAGATATGGGTTTGAATATTCAATTGTTGAATATAATTTGGCACAAATTAAACTGTCTCATAAAATAGAAATGAGAACTGTTCCTAGGTTTTTATACGCTGGTCATCCAAAAAATAAGTATGATGCTAAAAAGTTATATGGTATTTGGAAAGCAAAAATAAAAGATAGGGATAAAAGGGATGCTGAGATGTCAAGTGCTTTAATAAAAGATTTCTTTGAGGCTTCCGATGAAATAACAAAAAATTATGATGTTTTGAGAGGTCATATGCAAAGGTTGCAAACCAGTCTTGAAAAATACGGCAGACAAAGTTAATATATAACACTATAATAATAAAATATTTATTTTTTTAATGGCTTCTTACAACCCACTTAATAATCAGAATCAAACTAATATATCTTCGTCTGTTGAAAATAAAGGTTTATTTAATAGACTTCTTAGGAATTTATCAAACTTTGGTATGCAGTATGATGATATGATTTTGAGAAACACTGTGGGTGTTGGTGTTAATGAAGATCCATATTCTCAAAAAAATAATTCAATGTATGATTTTTTCAGTCAGAAAGCAGTTGCTTCTGTTCTGAATAAAAAATCAATTCCTTATTTAGATAGATCGTATGCTGATAAGAGGAGAATTTTAAGAGAATATTCTATTAAGGATGAAATCAGAGACTTTATCTCATCAGTTTCCGATGAGGCTATTATTTATGGTACTGATAAAGATTTTTGTTCACCAGAGCCATTATCCAATGATTATCCACAAGATGTTAGAGATAAGTATCAAGAATATTTTGAAGTTATCTATAATAAGTTTGGATTTAATGATAACATAACAGCTTGGAATATGATGAGAGATTATCTTATTGATGGTTATGTAGCTATTGAAATTGTTTGGGATGATAAGAAAAAGAATGTTATTTATTTTAATAGACTTAGACCAGAAACTTTAGTTCCTGCTTATGAACCAGCAATTGGTAATCTATGGATTCAGTTTCCAGAAGATCCTCAATTAAGAAGGATATTTTTGGATTCTCAAATTGTATTCATATCTTATTCAACTCAAAATGATTTTGCTGAAACATCTTATGTAGAGGGATTAATTAAACCTTATAACCAATTAAAGATTTTGGAACAAACCAAAATCATGTTTAATATCATAAATGCTACAATTTATCAGAAGTTTACTATTCCCATCAAGGGTCTTCCTAGACAACGTGCTGAAGAACAGATTGGTCAATTGATCGCTGACTATTCAGAAGAGATTGAGTGGGATGATAGTTTAGGTACAGTTACAATTAATGGGAAAAAACATTTACCATATAATAAACAGATTTGGTTTCCAGAGGGGGATGCTGGTACACCAGCTATGGAGCTTGTTAGTCCAGAGGGTCATAACTTGAATGAGGACAATATGTTAACATGGTTTTTCAATGTACTGAAAAGAGCTTCTAAAATCCCTTTCCAAAGATTTGATAAAGAAAGTGGTGGTGGTACTGTATTTGATGATGCTGCTTCTATGACTAGAGATGAGGTTAAGTTCAATAACTTTATTAATAGATTAAGAGCTAACTATAAAGAATTGATTGTTAAACCACTTAGGTTACAGATGTGTATGGAGTTTCCTGAGTTAAAGGATGATGAGATTTTTTTGAATCAAGTTGATATTATTTTTGTTACAAATCAACTATTTGAAGAGTGGAAACAATTGGGTAATTTAGAAAAAAGATCTGGTATTTTGAGTACTTTACTAGGTATACAAACTGCTGATGGTAAACCATACTTCCACATAGATTATCTAATTGATAAGATTATGAAACTTAGTCAAGAAGAGAAAGAGGAAAATAAAGCCTATTGGATCAAAGCTGCTCAAGGTGGTGGGGCCGCTGCAGCTGGTGAGGGTGGTGCTGAAGCCGGTGGAATGGAAGGTGGTGCTGAGGCCGGTGGAATGGAGGCCGGTGGTGCTCAAGCCGCTCCAGAAGCAGGTGCTCAGGCAGCTCCAGAGGCAGGTGGTGCTCAGGCAGCTCCAGAAGGTGGTGATGCTGGTGGGGGTGGAGAATTTGAGTTCTAAACCTTATTCTTTCTTGCGAGAATTTCCTTTGATTTTGAAGGATTATCTACTCCAAACTTTTGGATCATTGTTTTCTCAATCCTTTTGCGTATTTCTTTACTTTGGATTGGATATTCAACTCCATAATTTTCTTTTAGAGTTGCTTTTCTTTTTGACTCTGAACATTTCCTACAAAAGTACTCGCCCCATCTATTATCATATTTAACATAGTTTTTAAATATAACTTCTTTTTGAACACCACAACCATCACATTTACATTCAATTTTGTAATGACTTCCCGTTGATAATAGTTCGATTGGGATTTCTAAAGTTTCTCCAATAGTCACGTCATATCCTAACTCCTCATAATATGAGTAGTTTGATTCATTTATCTTTATTAATATTTCTCTAGTTAGGATCATGCTCTATTATGTGTTATATCATAATCTAGGTCAAAAGTTCCTATACAATATCTATCTTCATTATTTTTATAATAAACTGGTCTGAGAATCATTAAATCATTATGTGCCAATCTCCATAGTTCTATATTGGCATAATAGTTATCTTCATCTATAGATATTGAATGTATAGTATGTGATATATATGAGGGTTCATTATCTCTGTAATGTGACTGAAAAGTACTTCCATATTTCTCATCCAATGGAATTGGTGATAATTTTTTAACTAAATTTGGTAGGGCATGGTCTTCATTTAATATATTATTAATAGAAAATTCTCTCTTAAAAACTTTGGAATTTTCAATCAAAAAATCAATAATTTCATTTAAAAAATCTTCATTTTTTGGAAAAATTTTAATCTTATGTAATTCCATGGTAATTTTTATATAACCCAATGTTTATAAAGTTTTCATTGGGTCCATAAAAAATCCTTCTTGAAAAAAATGTGGTTTTTTTAACTCTATATATACTATACTAAAAAAATAAATTGCGATAAATGAAACCAATACTAATCGTAGAAAACAATACAACTCCTTTAAGGGAGAATGTTCAAATTAGTGGTGGTAAGAAAGAGTATCTTTTAGGTGGTATTTTCACTGAATTTGGTGTAAAAAATAGAAACGAAAGAATCTATACTGCTGAAAAATTTATTCCTTGCTTACAAGAACTTAATGAGCGTATCAACACAATGGGTGTTGTTTATGGTGAGTTTGATCATCCAGATGTTTTTGATACATCACTTTCTAGAGCATCTCACATAATAAAGAGTGCTAGATATGTTAAGGAATCTAACAGAGTTGAAGGACAAATAAAATTACTCAATACATATTGGGGTAAGGAAGCTAAGTCCCTAGTTGAAGATAGTTGTCCAGTTTTTGTCTCTTCTAGAGCGGCTGGTATTACTGAGTCTGACGGAACTGTTACATTAAAAAAATTATTCACCTATGACATTGTAGCTGATCCAGGATTTGCATCTGCTAGAATGAGCTCTATTAATGAGTCATTAGGATTTAAAAAAGAAACTAACTTTAGGATATATGAAATGTCCGATGAGTCAAAAATAAACGATATATTCAATATGAACAAGAATGAATTCGTTACCAAGCAACAATTAACTGATTATTCTAAGTATCTTATCAATGAGATTTCTACTACTAAGAAACAAGTTAAATCTGCTATTAAGGTGGGTAACATTAATCCGAAGAAATTAGAGCAACTTCTTGAGTATTATGAAGAGCTCAATAAGACAAACACACAAATGGTTAAATATTTAGATTATTTAGCTGAGAAAGTACAAGTTGTTGTTAATGAAAACACAACACTTAGAAGTACTACTGACAAACTTATCTCTCACAATGATTATTTAGCTGAAAATTTAGAGAAGGCTATTAACTATTCTGAGTATGTTGCTGAAAACTTAGACAAGAATATTTCTTACTCTGAGTATTTAGCTGAAAACTTAGATAAGAACATTGCTTATTCTGAGTATATCGCTGAAAATCTTGACAAAAATATTTCTTATTCTGAGTATATCGCTGAAAATCTTGACAAAAATATTTCTTATTCTGAGTATTTAGCTGAGAATCTTGATAAGAACATTGCTTATTCTGAGTACATTGCTGAAAACTTAGATAAAGGTATTTCTTACACTGAATATTTAGCTGAAAACTTAGATAACTCAATTGCTTATTCTGAGTATTTGGCTGAGCATGTTGAAGGTAACATTGCTTATTCTGAGTATATCGCTGAGCATTTAGATGACAACATTGCTTATTCTGAGTACATTGCTGAAAATCTTGACAAAACAGTTTCTTATGCTGGTTTAATCGCTGAGAAATTAAATTCTGGTTCATTAAATGAATCAAAAAGATCTTCTAAGAAAGTAGTTCCTACATTAGAAGAAATGGGTTTTGAAGAAAATCCAATGGAAGAAGAAGATATGATGTCTTATGAAGAAGAAATGATGGGTAAAGAAGACGAAGAACTTCCACACTTAGTTGCTTCTGAGGATGAAATCAGATCTCAAGCTTGGTCAAATGAAGAAGAAGATACTTATTCTTTTGAATCTGGTGATGAAGACGAATCTCCTGAGGAAAAATACGAAAAGAATTCTGATACAGAATTATCTAAACAAATTGATAAATTAATACAAGAGGCTAAAAAACGTAAAGTTTCTGAAACAAGTGAAATGCATTTCTTGAAGTTTTTGAGCAAGCGTCAATCGGATAGTTTTTATAACTTAACGCTTGAAGAGCAAGAGCAAGTAAAACTTTATATGAACGAAAAAAGTTACTTTTCTCAAGGAGAAGTTCTTAAACACATTCAAGAAGCATTGTCAACACAAAATGAATCTCTAGAAGAGAGATTGATTAGATTGATGCCTGAAAACATTAAGCCAATCTGGTCCCAACTTAATGAATCTTCTAAGAAGTCCATTATGTCTCAAGCAAGATTATACCCTGATTTAACAACAGAGTCTAACATTGAGCATTTCTGGATGACTAGAAGTCTTAAGAAAAAAGAATCTGGTACTAAGAAACTAGTTTCGGTTGATCCTATCATTCAAGAAGATAGATTAAATGATACTGAAATGAAATCAATCTTAGAAAGATTCAAAAGCCTTTAATCTATAAAAAATCCAGGTTAGAAAATTTTAAGTTTTTTAAGGAGAATATATAGATAACAAAAAAAATTAAAAAAATATGTCACACATTAGAATTGACAAACAGAAAGCTCTTAAAAAGTGGGCTCCTGTTTTAGAAAACATGGGTGTTGCAGGCGAGGAAAGACTTGATTGGATGTCAGAATATGCTGAATTCCACTCAATCAATGAAAACGCTTATGTTAACGCTACTTTAGCTGGTATGGGCGCAGTTAGCTCACCACAACCATCAACATTCGCTGGTTATAATCAATT